TTATTTACATGCGAACAATGAATCGACTATTTCAGCTGTTTTATGGTCGTCTTTCTTGAATATTTTCAGGTAGTTTTGTTTTGTAACCTTATCGTTTGCGTGTCCTGCTCTTCCTGCTATTATCTCGCTGGGTATTTGGTTCGATGCGTATTGCACCGATATGTTTGTCTTTCTTAAGCTGTGATAATGTACTTCTTTCAGTCCGTGTTTTTTCTGCAATTTTTTCCACCAGGTATATATGGTTGTTGGATAAATTGCCTTGCCTGTGTATTGCAAGAATAGGTATGGCTTACCTTCATACTTATCGCCTACTACATTCTCTACATAATCATCCCACCATTCTTTGTACTTTATAAGTTGTTTAGTGAGTGTTGCGGGCATTGCATAGGTTTTTGCTGAGTATATGCTTTTGGGTTCTTTTTCTACCACCCCTTTACCTGTTACTGGCGAGCGTGACCGTTCTACAGTCATTTCTCCGTTATCCAGGTCGATGTCTGTCCACATGAGTCCGGCAACCTCTCCCCGCCTTCTACCCATATATATTCCTATTAGAACCGCTGTCACCGCCCTAATATCTTCGTCTTTCTTTAGGCATTCTAAGGCTTTTAGTGTGTCGTCTAAGTCCATTATAGGTGTTTCCTTTGACATAGCCGATACACCTTTTACGTATTCCGATGATGCATAGTTCTTTTCTATAACATCGTACCGCTTTGCCATTGACAGCATATGTTTTAGTATGCTTACCGTTTTTGCATTAGACTGTGATGCATAAGGTCGAACTTCACTTGTTATATCGAATAGCATTTCCTTTGGCATCTCTAGCGTCCTTGCTATCTTGTTTGCAGATTCCATATTAATTGTGCGTTGCCCTAGCTTTGCTAGCTTTATTGTAGCAGCGCTTAAGTTGCTCATTCTAGCAAACCTATCCATACTAATTCGCCTTTCTTTTAAAATCTCGCCAAACTTTTCTTTTGCCCTAATTTTCACTACCGTGTATGTCATCTCTTGCAAGCTATCTATAAAGTTCTGTATTATCAAGGGTTTAAGCTCGTGCAACTTATAGAAGCCAAGCTTAGGCAATATAAATTTCATTGACTCGTGACACTTACTTGAATAGTTTGCTGATGTGTGCTTATCTACATAGTCTAAGAATATTTTGCTATATTCGTTTAGCGTTGCAAAGCTATTTATGTTCAATGGATTCCTTTGTTCATCCTTTAACTTGCACTCAAAATCCAACGCAAACCTTTGCGCCGCTTTGTCTTGTTCTATCTTAGACATATATGTATCGGGTGTCCATGTCGTTGTTACTGTTTTATACTTACCCGTATGCAAATCTTTCATTGATACTTGAATACGGTAGTTTATACCCTTTTTGCGCTCTTGTCTAATAACTGTAGCCATATTATTTACCTCCTTTTTTAGTAACAAACATACCGTAGTCGCCTGTTAAAGTCCAGCGAAGAATCGCATTAACCATTCAAGAATTCAATTAAATTGTCAAGGTCTACCAAATACTTCGTTCCTATCATTACAAACCTTATTTTTCCTTGCTTACAAAGCAATCTAATAGCGTTTTGTGTTAGTGACGACTTCTCGTCAAGGCTCTTTATCTCAGCAAACGCCTCAGGAATTGTTCTCATTCTCTTCATCTTTTTTTCCTCCTAATTGCTTAATAATTTGGTTTGTTCCCGTTGCGCTAAGTCCGCTTGCTCCGCCTGTAATGATTGCGACTAAAACATTGCTTGCAAATATAATCTCAGGTACTATATAATAGCAAGCCAAACCCAAGACCGCCCCTAGTCCAGCTGATATTAATGGTATAAACCTCTTAAAGATTTCATTGTTTTTTACTGCATACTTAATTAGATTAACCGTCCAATAGACAATAGTTGCTATTGCCGGTACACTTATTATTTCTAAATTCATTGGTTTTCCTCCTATTATTTATGTGCGTTTCTATCTAGTAGATAGTTATACATTTCTTTATCTACCCTGCTGTATTCTTCAAGTGCAGCATGTATCTCTCCATTTACCTTTCCATCTACTAAGCCCATAGCTGTTGCTTCTGTTAGTTTTCCTACTGCATTTATGCTTTTTATGATGAGCACGTTCTCTTTTGCCATTAGCTTCTCGCGCTTTTCGTCCCTTGCATCTTTCTTCTTAAACCATCGCTGCAAAAGAAAAAGCGCAGTCCCACTAACCACGCTTCCCGTAACTGATATTATTATCGTAAATATTTGCATGTTAACAATCCTCCGTGTCTCCCATAACCGTTTTTAACCTATTGTAGAAAAACTCATGAGTGATTTCCTCACCGTTGTAATCTCCTGCAAAGACTTCTCCGCCACCGTTTAGCTTTATTGGATCAGTTATCCACTCCAACTCAAAACCTAGATTTTCCAATTCTCCTTGCGTGTCTTCTGCAATAACCAACTCGTCTCTTTCTGTATTTGAAAACTCAAATAATCTTTCGCCTATCTCCACTTCTAGATATTCCAATTCATTTAGCTTATCTTGCATTGCTCTTAGTTCCGGGTAGTTATCCTTATCAATTAGCCCGCTCTCATCCTCTATGATTTCCTCTGGCACAAGCTCTTGGCTTTCCACTTCTGCTATTAGTTCGTTATATTTACTTTGTGCGTTTGCCCTTATGTTTTGAAAGAAAGTTGCAAACTTCCCTTCCCTTTCTTTCTCTTTGTCTCTATCTTCAGTGCTTTGATATGTGCTGTAATTGACAAAGACTTTTAGTCCTCTAATCGCACATCTATCAAAGTTTATCTTATAATAATGATTTGTGACTTTTTCTAATAATGCCATATGTTTTCTCCTTTTAGTAAAATAATGCGGCATAACCATTGCCGCCTTTCCCGCCTGGGTGACCTGCGAATATTACCCAAGCGCCACTTCCGCCACCTGCGCCAATACCGCCATTTTGTCCAGCACCTGCACTTTTTGCATTACCGCCATTATGCCCATAAAACCAACCACCACCGCCTCCGCTACCGCTTCCGCCATCAGGCTGTCCACCTGCACCTTGACCGTAGTCTAATCGGTTTCCTTCAGGTGTGTAGGATTGTGTTTGGGATGCTGGCGTACTGCCACCTGCATTTCCGCCTCTTGCGCCGCCTGTTGTGCCTGTGCGTTCATCAAGCCTTCTTATGTAACTGTTATTGGTATCATAACTTGAAACGCTACCTCCGATACCGCCTGTTCCGTCATTACCTCCGCTTCGTCCACCGCCACCGCCTGTTGCATTGACCGTTGTAACTCCGCTGTATTGTAAGTTGTTTATGTCTGTAAAGGTAGAGAATTGGCAGTTATCGCCGCCACCACCATTGGTGTTCCTTACACCTGCTTCGCCTCCCGCGCCTATATAGATTCGATGTACCCAACCTGTTACAAGCCTATGGCAAAGGTAAGCAAATGAGCCGCCACCACCGCCACCGCCTGCTTTTGTGCCGTTACCACCTCCGCCACCACCGCCAGGTCCGACTAGCAGTACGAATAGGAATTGTATATCCTCTGATGTTGTGGAAATTCTTGTGCCAGTGCGTGAATTATATGTCGTGCTTACCCAAACTTCCCCGTTAGAAAACCTATTGACATAGTATGTTCCCGCTGTGGAACTTTGCCATCTGCGTCTTGTGTATGTTGGGCACGGACGGCATCCTCTTGCAGATACTGCAAAGGAAGCAACTCCGTTTCTGCGAAAACTGTTCTTTATTCCTGCTTCGCTTGAATACATATATCCATCATAATGAGCAATCATCTTTGTTCCGTATTGCGCTTCGTGCGTTTTCCCATTAAATAAAAACTTTGAGGTAGAGAAATTTGACGCAATTCTTGGGTCGGAAGTTGTTGCTATTTCTGTAATATTGCGTATGTTAACGCCGTTCTTTAGATATGCCATACTCCGCCTCCTTACGCATCTACATCAAGTGTAGTTGCACGAATTTTTGTTACCTTTTGTGTTCCTGCAAATACATTAGCAATATAATTCAATACTCCTTGAAGTGTTGTCGCATTTCCAAAGTTTGAATTTGCAGTTACTGTTATGTTACTTGCTGATATTGTTCCAACGCTCGTTGAGATACTTGCATTACTCGTTCCATTAAAGGATACCGATCCAGTCACCGCTCCTGTAAGTGAAATTGTTCTTGCCGTTGTTAGCTTCGCTGCACTTGCAACATTCTTTGCGCTGTCCGCTGTATTATCTACACTGCCTAGCCCAACATCACCTTTTGCTAAAGTAACTGCTCCTGTCTTTCCTGCTACCGACGTAACTGTATTTACTTGTGCTCCTGTCTCTATTCCGTTTAGTTTTACTTTGTCAGCTGATGTCATCAAACCATTTACCGAAGTGGTTGCTACTGCTGTACTTGCTTTACCATTCCAAGTGCTTTTCTCTGTATCTGTTACAAAACGGTTGTTTGCGTCTTGAATTATTATACTAGGTGCGTGGTTTGCGGGGTGAGTGTAATTGTTTGCATTAGGCTCAATGCCCTCAAGCTTATTTCTCTCAGCGTCTGTCATAAAACGATTACTTGCGTCTTGAACAATTATGCTTGCCGGATGTGTGGTTGGGTGTGTGTACTTATTGGCATTTGCCTCTATGCCCGACAGCTTGTTTCTTTCTGCATCTGTCATAAACCTATTGTTTGTATCTTGAGTTATTATGCTAGGTGAATGTGATGACGGGTGAACATAGTTATTGGCGCTTTCTTCTATCCCGTTAAGCTTCACTTTATCCGTTGATGACATCAAGCCACTTGCTGAAGTTGTTGCAACTGTCTTTTCTGCTTTGTTGTTCCAACTTGTCTTTTCGGTATCTGTTACAAACCTATTATTTGTGTCTTGTGTAATAATGCTTGCTGGGTGTGAAGTTGGGTGAATGTAATTGTTTGCGTTCTCTGCTATCCCTGCTAACTTGCTTTTTTCTGCGGTAGTGTAGTCCTCTGTTGACAAACCTTTCCCTTCCACCTTGTCAACCTTGCTATTTATTTGGATTTCAAAACTCTCTGACGTGGTTTTTGCTATGTTCGCCGTCAATTCCGCTGCTTGCGCCGTTGTCAATGCTTGAGTTGCATTCTGCTCAGCTGTTGTTGCCACTGTTTGTGCCGATAATGCTTGGTCAAGTGCGTCTAAGGCATCGCTTGCCGCTGATGTTGCTGTTGTTGTTGCTTCATCCGCTTTGCTGTCTGCACTTTCTGCCAAACTCTGCGCTTCAGTTGCAAGATTGTAGGCATCTGCTGCTTGCGCTTCCGCTTGTGTGGCTCTTGATAGTGCATCTTCTGCATCTAGGCTTGCGTCGTCTATTAAGCTCTTAGCCTCTTCTGCTGTTTGCAAAGCGGTATCTGATTTGATGTCAGCTGTTGTTGCAGCGCTTAGTGCATCCTGTGATTGTATAAGTGCAGACTCTGCTTTTGCATCTATGCCTGTTGCTATTGTAACTGCGTTTTCTGCATCGCTTAATGCTACCGTAATAAGGTTTTGTGAAGTTGTTGCAATTTGATATGCCTGTTCTGCTTTCGCCTTTGCTTGTACAGCAGTTGTTGAAAGGTCGCTCGCAATACCTACTGCTTCGTCCGCTCTGTCGGATGCGTACTCCGCTTTACTCTTTGCGTAATCTGCCGCACTCTTAGCAAGGTCAGATTTTAACACTGCATTGTCTGATGATGCTACTGCGTCATTTGCTTTGTTATCAGCGGTTTGGGATATCGTTCTTGCTTGTTGTGATACCGCTAATGCCTGTACTGAATTACTCTCAGCACTTTCCGCTAATCCCTTTGCCTCAATCGCGCTATTGTTTGCGGTGGTGGCTTGGGTTGCCGCTTGACTTGCCGTTTGCATCGCTTGCGTAGAATTACCCTCTGCCCTTTGCGCCGTGCTTAAAGCCTCATCTATGCTGTGCAGTGCTTGCTTTGATGTCGCTACTGCGTTGTCTGCCTTTGTGTTTGCGTTGTTTGCAACAGATAATGCCTGTAATGAGTTTTGCTCGGCTGTGGTTGCCACTGTTTCGGCTTGCTCTATCTTACTTTCCGCTACTTGAGCAGTTGTTTTTGCATCGCTTGCTTGCTGTTTCGCTCCTTCTGCAATTAACCTTGCTTGATTCGCTGTTTCTATTGCATTTAGTGAATTTGTTTCCGCTGTTATCGATACACTCTTTGCTTGCTGCGAATTGAAAAATGCCTCTGTCGATTGGTTGTAACTTAGAATAAGCAAATCTGGGTTATTCTTGCCGCCCTTCTTAAAGCAAGTTATTCCCTCATCAATCTGTATGGGTATTATCTCAAATGGTACAGCTGTTAGACTTTCGTCTGGCTTATACGCAAGGAACTGCATTTTGAGTTCGCCGGGCTTTGTAACTTCATTTGGAAGAGTGAACGAAAATACATTTTTGTTGAAGTCTGCCGGGTACTCTGTATATTCCGGTGTAAACAACGCTATTGTCCACGGCTTGCCCTGTGAGTTAATAAAGTCCACACGCTTGGAATATTCTTCATATTCGTCGGGAAATAGGACATTAATTTTTGTTGCTTTATTCTCCGCCGTAATCACTATGCTATGTTTGCGGTTTGCGTATATAAACCGTCTGTTTGACAGTAGTTTTATCTCTATCATTTTCCCCTCCTTATAGGTTTATCTTGTAAATGCTGTCAATGGTGTAGTTTGCATTGCCAAGTGATATATTGTGTCCTGCGTCATCGTAGCTGTCACCCCTTATTCTGGTTCTACAATATCCATCGCACTTTATTTGGCTTGAATTACTACCCAAAGATATGCTAACTCCTAAAACATCAATGCAACTATATGGCATTCCATTTCCACCCATCGACATTGTTACCCATCCAGTAACCCCTGTTGCCATTCGAACAATCCCACATATAGTTCTATTTCCATAATTCGTTACTCTTGCATTTACCAATAAAATATCACCGTCGCTCACCGTACTTCCTGATATTAGTGAGTAAGTCTGTCCGCCTAACCCGTTGGTGTTTATCGTATAACTTTTGTTTGATAGCACTAGCGTTAACTTCGGCATTTTCGTATTAATGTTCGACTCTATACTTGAAAACTTGCTTGCTATTCCACCACTTGTTGTATAGTTTTCTGCCGTTACCGCATCTGATGGTTTAGTTATATATGTTCTTTTGTCTGCTAGCACTATTGTTGTTGCCGTTAATGTTACTTGGTATAAATGAAACTGATATTTGCCATTTGGTATAGTTTTTAGGTTATCTGTTCTCGGCGTCCAGCTTGAGCTATTACTCATTGGGGTTGCCTTGATTTCAAACTTGTTCGGAACAATTGACAAGTCTATCTCTGCGTAAATGTGTACATAATTTGTTGTAGAAGGCATTACAAAATTGATTTGCGTTTCTGTGTCACAACAAGCAAAGTATCCGTATGCCTGCAACATTCCGCTTTTGATTATTACGCCCCTGTCTATAACTGTTGCCGCAAATTCGTTGTATTCATTCTTTATTATTCCTGCTGTATGTCCACACAAAAAGTTATTTATTCTTGCGTCAAACCCTGGCAAGATTTCATTCACTCTTAATGCTGCATCACCTATGCCTTTTAGGTAATTTGCCATTATCCCCTCCTTTTTTTACATTAAAAAAGGCGTTCTATTTAGAACACCCTTCCTTTTTATTAAGTAAATGTTTCGGCTATAACTTATAAAAGATAACCGTTTTTCTGTCAAGATCTACATTTTCTACTTGATATCCATATGCATTCCAAACCGCCTTTTGCCTATGTGTTGGTGAACCTTCAGCCGTTCCATACCAACCAGCTTCATATTGGTACAAATATTTAGGTAAAGGAAATCCCAAAATATTCTCAATTTCAGAAAATGATAGAGTAATCTTATTTAGTCCTGTTTTCTCAAGATATTTTCCTATGGGTTCGTATTTGCTTATTGTGATATTTCTATCCATTGTATACCTCGCTTTTTCAAATTTAATTTTTTCGTTTTCCATATCAACATCTGTGGTACGATATCCAATATTATACCAAGCCCGTGAAATAGAGTGTGTCTGAGTGTTTGCCCACATCGCACGATGTTGTCGTGCCGATGGTGGAAGTTTCTCTTGCAATATTTCTTCAATCTCGGTAAAAGTCAAAACTATAACATCTTTTTCACTTTTCAGTAAATAATCAGATAAATACCTATATTTCCCCTTTACTTCTTCATTTGATTCCGTTACATTTTTTTCATCAATTGGTGTTTTACACAATGATTGTTCTAGTGTAGCAACCTTTTTTTCTAGTATTACCACTCGATCATATAATTCTAACAGTAGTTTTTCACTCATAAATATACTCCTCTGTTCTTTAATAATATTAGAGTAACATATTGTATGTTTTGTGTCAATACTATTTAATACATTTTAGTACATAATGTTTATTTACTGTTTTTACTTTCTTTTGTACCGTTTTTCTATATATTGTTTCAATCTATCCGTAAAGTCAATTCGGGTCTTACCGAATAAGCAAGTTATGTACGGGTCATCTTTGCTGTATTTTAGCCCCGTGAATATGCTGTCATACTCTCTGCCGTCATAGACAATTTTTACTCCGTCGCCATAATTAAATGCAAGTGGATTTACCAATCGTTGCTCTTTACTTAGTTTATATTGTATGCAATGGTTGTAAATGTTGCCTTGCAACTCACTTGTAGCAAGCTCTTGTGGAGTGTAACCTTTGCCTTCTTCAAAGGCGACATACTTTGTTTGAACGGGTAAAAGTCTGTATGCATTGTTTGAGTTTGTAGTGATTGTGTTGTTTGCTAGTAGATAATATGTGCCAAGTATTGCCCCTGTATCTTTGTTATAAACCACCGCTTTGTTGTAGTTTGGCAGTTCATTTTTATCGAATGTCGGTACACTTAACTTGATATTGTCCTTTATAACATAACCTGTTGTGGTATTCTTGACTATCTTACACACTAGCTTGTTTTCGGCAAAGTCAATATCAAAATCAAGATACACATTGTAGCTGTCAAATGCCCACGCAATAAAATCTGCTATATTCAATGTGTCGCTATCGTCTGTCCAAACTGCTCCGCTTGCCGTGCCCCTTTTTTCTATTACTAATGGCAATTTCTTTTTTGCATCGTCTGTTGTTATAAATGCAAGCTTTAGTATCGTTTCTAATCCGCCAACCAACTCAAACTTATATCCTAATGTTCCTGTGTATTTGAATGGATTGATTACTGTATCTGCAAATAGTTCTTTGGGGTGTTTGAAGCTAATTTGTTTCTTAGTGTTGTCTACCGCTGTTATTACTCCTATGAAAGTCCTATTTGTTCCTGATAAGCCAACGACAATGTCGCCTTTCTTAGCCATTGTTTCTTCTACAAGTGTTACTGTGCTTGCGTTGTTTGAGATATAATCTGTGTCTATTGAATAGTCCCTTATAATACCGCCGTCTATGTAGTTTAGTGTTTGTCTATCGTATACCCTGTATTGCTCCATATCATATTAACTCCCTTTGCAAGCTATAGCTTAGCGTCACTCTGCCAAACTGGCTATTCCTTGCCGTAAACAAAAACATACTCTCTCCGCTTGGTATGGTAATGAAATTACCGTATGTATAATCCTTTTCCCCTAAGTAATACACATCCTCTCTATTTGCTCCGGTGTATAGGCTTGCTTCTTGTTCTGCGGGGTCACTGTTTATTATCAAGTAGCTTTCATTCCTAACATAAACATTATACTTTGCTTGCTCTAGGATTTTGCCGTCTTGAATTACCCTAAACAATGGCGTGTCCGTTTCTGCCTCTATCTTTACTGTGCAATGTGTTGGCAAGTTTCCTGTGTTGTCAATGACTACCGCTATATTGTTCAGTCCGCCATAATAATATGGGTATATATATGGATAGGTTAGCGCTTCTCCGAATGGCAGTAATTCTAAGGTTATAATCCTGTCTTTCTTCCACCTTGACAGTGAGGCGAACTTTACATTGCAAACAAGCGTTCCTGTCTTTACATCAATCTCTTCTTTAGAGAGTTCCTTTATTAACACAAGCTTGTACCATTCGTCTATACTTTCATAGTCGGGTTGTTGATCTGAAGTTGAATAGTATAACCTTAGTGGCTGTGTTGTTTCCACATACCCTATAAACTCAGCAAATGCATTGAATTGTTCATAGTCTTTGAAATATATTTTTCCGCCTATCTCTGAACTTTCCAACTTTACGCTCTCAATGAATGAAACTCTCTCCACCTCAAAGCTGTCTATCTTTACCCTTACTCCTAAGCCTTGAGGTTCGCCCATAAAGTTGGCATTTGTGGCAAAGGTCTTGGCTGTTAAGTCCCAAACTACATTGCCTTTCTTAAGCCAAAACCTCCTCATATTTTCCCTCCAAGCGATGCATTAATCCTGTCCGCTAAGTCATCTGCCACCATCTCCGCCGCCTCTTGACTTATCGGTGTATCACCGTGTGCGTTGATATTGACATCGTAATTGACTGTTTGTGTGTTACTGTTACTGCTTGTCAATGCTACTGTCCCCCCCATATCCGCCGCCATGCTGTTATACTGAGTTTGCATTGATGAAAATTGTTTCTGTTGCTTATTAAGTTCGCCTGTTACATCCTTGCTTTTTCCTGATAGCATAGCGAATAATAACACAACCACAAGGATTGCCGCCGCCACCGCAAGAAGTATCGGTTGAAGTGGAATGCTTGCTGCGCTCACAGCTCCTATGCCTCCCGCAGCACCGTAACTTGCTATCGTTATTGCTTTTACAACACCCACTATTGCAGTTATTATCGATATAATCTTCGGCAATAAGATTACCAACATTAAAAGGAAGAACACAAACTTTTGTTGTTCAGGGCTCATATTCGCAAACCAACCCGCCACCGTTGTCAGTATTGGTATAATCGTTGTTTGTGCTATCTCTATAAGTTGCAAGACAACAGGAAGTAGCGCCACTGTAAGTTCTGCACTCGCTGCTGCAAGTTGTTGTTTGCAATCATCTATCATATCCGCAACGGCTCCTGCTTGCGCCGCTGCCTCATTTGATACAATACCAGCTTCTTCAAGTTCTCTGTTGTATTGAGCTATCTCATCACTTGTAAGTCCTGCTACAAGTGCCACACTCAAACCTACTTCGCCAAATAATATTGATGCTATCGACGCTCTCTCTGTTTCATCTGCAACCTTGCTAAGTGATTTTACAATCTCATCATAGACTTCCGCTGCACTCTTTGCCGCTCCACTTGCTGTAGTTGTGGAAACACCAAGTTTTTCAAGTGTTTCTATGTACGCAGTACCTCTGCCTCTTGCGATTGACGACATAACAGAGTTTAGTTTTGAAAGTGCATTATCGTAATTTTTAGCGTCATCGGTTGCACGGTTATATAGAAATCTATGCCGTTGCAATTGTTCTGCCGTTATCGAAAACTTTGTACTCACATCGTCAAGTTCATCACCGACTGCGACAAATGCCGTAACCGCTGCGCCTAGTGCTGCAACAAGCTTTAGAGTAATGCTACTTAGTTTTTGCGCTACATTCTGCGCTTTGTTTAGGCTTGATGTGAGTTTGTCGAACTGCGAGGAAACTTGTTGTATACTTATCTTTTGTGTTTTGCTAATTTCGTTGTTTAGTCCCTGTAATTGATTTTGCGCTCTTAGTACTGCCAGCTCAACCTTCTTGTATTCCGCCGCCGACAAATCGCCTCTTTCAAATGCTTTGTTTGCCTCATCTTGCTTTTGCTTTAGTAGCGCCACTTTCTGCGTTGCCGTACCAACCGAATTTTGCAACACATTCATTTTCTTGGTCACCGCTTCGGTGTTCTTGCTGTCTAGTTTTAATGCCCTATCTAACTCTCTTGTTTCATTAGAAGATGACCTTAATGTCTTGTTTAGCTCTTTAACTTTTCTATCTATCTCATCTAATGACCGTGCTATTTCTATTGCCATTAAGCATCACCTCCTTGATTTTTAGCATTAAAAAAGCACCTCCGAAGAAGTGCTCCATATTTTATTTAAGTTTTTATTTGATAAACTTTGATATCTTTAGAAAATGGTTTTTCAATACAGAAATAATATTATTAATATAAGTCTCAAAGTTTTCTTCTTTGTAAATGTCGAAATCATCTGATAAACTATAACTTACCGCACTTGCCTTTGTTGCATCATCCTTCCTGTCCCAAATTAACGATAGTCCAATCTCATTTTCAATTGTTTCTTTTTGACTATATAACTTGTCAAATAAATCTTTATTATCAGGGATCCACAAGTCAATTCTAATTTTTCTATCTCTTGTTATGGCATTTACAGCAATAACTGCATCTTTTGAACCAATCGAAACATTGTACCAATGATCAGTCGATGGCTTTCTTGCTTTTAATCCTATATCGTTGTTTGTAATCATATTTGACAAACCAGACCAAAACTTCTTCCTTTGCTCCATTAAATCTGTAATAACTTTATCAGAATTAGATTTAATTTTACTTTCTTCATTAGGAGTACAGCGTGAATCTAGAATGAATGATTTATTATTATCATCTCCAATGCTTTCTACTTTCGCTTCAAAAACATAGAATTTTAATGAATCATCAATTATATTGTTTAATCGATCTATAGCTATTTTATGCTCTTCATGTAATCTTTCGCAGATCCAAACTGCATACTTGGCGCCATTTGTAAGGGCATATGTGATTAGTTTGCTAAAATGATTATCGTCGCTTTGTCCATATTGATTTTCAATTATGATTTTACTATTACCATCTGGTGTCGAAGCTTCCATAACAATATCGACCCTCTTCCTATTATTTGGTGCTATTTCAGTTCCCAAGCTAACAAGCTCTATATTAAGTTCTTCTTCTAAATATTCTTTACCTTCATTAGCTAGCCATTTACTAAAGTTCGGTTCCTTTCCAAAAACGCTGTTTAATGGGAAATAATGCTTTTTAATAAATACAGGTTTCATATATCCATTACTCCTTAGAATATACAAATTTTACCATATATCTATTTTCAATGCAAGATATTGTTTTTTTCCTCAAATCTCTTTTCCACTCTATCATCAAGTCCTCTTAACTTCCTTACCGCTCTTGTCAAAAACCTTTTCGGTTTTATGGTGCTTGTTCCGTGATTTAGTATGTTGGCTATCTTTGCATACGGTGTGCCGTCGGGTGCATTGCCTTCGTATTCCAAGCGGTAGCCGTAGCGGCTGTTCTTGCTGTCAATCTTGGTTTTACGAAGGCTTGCTTTAAGTCCGCCTGTCTTTTCTGGGGTATTTTCTATGAGTGATTTTTCAACTCCTTCAGCTTCTATATCTATTTGCTCCTTTATGCTTTCTATCGCTAAATCACCAACTTTTCCTAGCTCTGTGAAGTATTCTGCAAATGATTCTGTTAAGCCATCGTTATATTCACTCATAGTCTTGTTCTCCCTGCCTTTGTCATATCCGCAACACTCATTGGTTTACTTTTACGAACAATTTTGCCGTCTGCTGCTGCTATTGCTACGCTGTCTATTTCCGCTGTGTAATTCAACAAGTCAAATAAAACATTCAACCCCATATCGCTTATGTGTACTTGCACTCCCGTTTTAATGCTTGCGTATAGTAACTGCGTTGTAAAGTCTGCCTCTACGGCACAGTTAAAGCCCACCTCCATCGCTTTGTATTTTGTTCTTTTTGTCTGTTATAAATAGCGATAAGAACTCCATAAGTTCAGATATGATTGTTTTATCCGCTATCCACCACGGTGGTATCTCAATGATTAAATCTGTAACATCTGGTTTGTTCGGGTACTTTGCCGTTGCCATTAGTGCTGCTATGAAGTTCAATACAAACTCTGTGTCAAACCTGTATTCGCCTACGGCTGTTAATAACTCTTTTTGTTCGCTTTCTGTTAGTTGTGCCAAATCATCTGCTGTCTTGATTTTAAGATTATTGAATCGCTTTACTGTTTCGGTATCGGCACTGTTTTTCGCAAATGCCACTATGTCATTCAATAAATCTCTCCCGAAGTAGCTTTTGTAGAGAATGAATGTTAGGGCATTGCCGACAAGCTTTATCTTTCCGCCTTGTCCGTCATCTAATGTTTTCACTAGTCCGTACATTATCCCACCGCCTTATCGGGTATGTATATATCATCTTGCACATCCGACCATATATCTTTATTGGTTTCGCTATTTATTATGCTGTATGTCGCTTGTTGCAATTTACCGTTCGAATCCGTGTATCCGTACGGCGCAATCTTTACATCAAGTGTCAAATCTCTTATTGTCTTGCCGTCAAAGCTCACGCTGTTTAGGCTTGGTAGTGAAAATGAAGCCTTGTAAATTGTGAACATACTCTCGCTTCCGTCGCCTACCTGTGAGTAATAGCCGAACGCTACTTGCTTTGGCTTTGCGCTCTTTCCTGATATTACTACCGCTCCGTTCATATCTGTTGTAACATTGAAAAACTTTGAGTATACGCTATAAGGAAGTACCGCAAACTTGACCGTTCCCGATCCTGTCACCGCACTACCTAATGTTATGAAAGCGGGGTTATCATCTGCGCTTATCTCTGTAATCTCCTGCGTGAAGTCTAGTTTCACTTCAACCAAACCTTCGTGGTATGACTTTCCTCCGTATGTATTATCGCTCTTTAGTTCTGCTGCAAAGAACTTGCGATTGCCTGTTTCATATAACTGGCTTATATCTATTATTTCTGCCACCTTCTTTTCCTCCTTTAGAAATATAACTTGCTTACAAAAAACACCTGATGGTATAACCTTGTATCTGCTTCGTACGCTTCTTCTCTTGCTTCTACCTCAAAACCTGCTACTGTGAGTTTGTCTTCCAGCTTTGCAAGCGTGCTTTGTAATGCTTTGCTCTCAAAACTCTTGAGGCTGAAGACATCTATTTGCGCAAACACCTCTCTACCGATTACTACGTCATCTGCTCTGCGTATTGCTTCCGTGCTTATAACCTCATAAATTATGTAGTTGCCTATCTCGCCATCACGTGATTTGTTGTAATAATAGACAAAATCATCGGGTGCAATGTTTCCTCCTTCGTCTAATGCTAGTCCGTCCTTGAAGCGACATTCTTTGAATACCTTTTTCAAGTCCTGCTTGCCTCTTTTCCGCACATTACTGTTCAGTATATTCTTCATAGTCGTATACCTCTGGCTTCACTTTTTCTGCTCTGACTGTCAAATCCCTCTTATAATATTCAAAGCCATCAACGCTAACTATCACATACGTATTTCCACGAAACTCTATGTATTGTCCAGTGCATAGCTTTTTATTGTAGTTAAGTCTAAACAGTATTGATGTCTCTGCTCCCGCTTGCTTTGCCGCAAACTTTTCTCGCTCTGATAGCTCTCTCACATATGCGTGCAAGCGGTTTCTGTTATGTATATATCTTTTGACCTTTACTTCGTTGCCTCCTAAGTCCCGCTCAGTTTTGACTTCAAATATACCTATAAGCTTATCTTTTATTTGGCTCATTCCGCCTCCCTTAAAACTTTGACTTTCGCAAGTCTGAAAGCATTACGGCAACCGTTCCTTCTATTTCGGATGCCTTAAACTCACTATTGTCCCTATGAAAGTACAGCTGCCAAACAATATACAGAACTGCCGTTTTGACTATCTCCGGTGTTTCTTCTGTTATCGGCGCTCTTAGTACCTTTTCCACCATATGTTCAGCTGAAGTTAAGAAAGAGGCGAGAAGCTTATCTTGCTCCTCGCCATCTAGTCCTAAGTACCTCTTAGCTTCGGATACCGTTACCTTGTTCATTGCGGGTTGTAACGGCTGGCTATCTCGAATGCGAATATTGTCTCCGGTGTAGTGCCGTCTTCCCCGCCGTCAAGGGATAAGGTTATACTTTCTATTTCGTCATGCGCAACTTTGTCTGATTCTACAAGCACAAGAAATTCGCTTGTGGTTTCTAGGTTTAGCCCTTCTTCCGTTACTTGTGTCCAATCTGTATCGGTAAGTCCTTTGCCTTTGAATGATATGTCCTTGCTTTCCTCACCTTTATATCCTGTTACCTTTACGGTTAGAGGCGTTTCTGACGCTCCTACAAGAAACAATACGCCTTCTTTTGTTTCTAAATCAAACTTTGGCGAAGTGACGCTAGCCTCTCCGCCCTCTATCTTTGTTATTTTCGGTAATACTAACATATTTTCCCTCCTTAATTTCTCTTAGCTAATGCTACGAACGGTGACAAGGTTGCCGAGCCTTTGTATGGCGTAATCGGTTTGTTCCATATAGGCTGTCCGTCGCAACGATATATAAATCTGAACACATTTTCATCGTATAAGAATCTAACGTGAATACTTGACGCTGCGTTGATACCGCCTTTATCTATAAATAGGTATTGGCTTGCGTCTGCAAGTATAATATCTCCCACTTCGCCTAGTGCCGAACATTGTTCAAGCGGCAATACAGGTCTGCCAAATAATGTTGCATACGGTGTTTCGGATAGTCCGCCTGCGGGTATGTAGACAGGTTTGTCTCCCACTGTCAAGGTATAAAGCAAAGGCTCTATCTCTTGGTTTATATACCATACAGAATTTGCACGGCTTCTTCCCCATAACCTTGACCACATTTTCACAAGGTTTTCGGCTGTAATCTTTTCGGTTTGGTTTGCTTCCAACTCTTGCACTACAAGCGCTTTGCTCTTTAGTATTCCTAGAGGCTGTCCTGCTCCCGTCCCGCTTATGACTGAATCGTCTATCTTGAATGCAAACTCTTCTGCAAATGCTTGACGAATAACACTTTCTAACGCCGCTGCGTCTGTTAACAATTCATCTGTTGCAAAGCATAAGCCTGTCAACTTTTTGAGGCTTAACTCCATCTGTCTGAACTTTGGCTTACTTGCAGTTAGTTGTTCGGCTTCTGACTCCCAATAGGTTTGTACTCCGCCCCAACGGCAACCTTCCTTTCTGCTGTCGTCATCTACCGCGTTTATCTTTAGTCCGTTAGCATTGGTTGAAATAGGTATCTTTCTGACCTTACTTGCCAGTACTCCTGTTTCAAAAGTCTTTTGTAGTAGCTCTGATACAAAATCCTGCTGTACCAAAAACCCACCGTCTGACGGATTGCTCTCATTTAGTCCTAAAGCTGCACGCGTTGATAGCCTTTCATCAATTCTTCCGCCGGGTACTGCTGCTCTGTATACCGATGAAAGCTGTTCGCCAAAACTTCTAAACTTCTTGTCGTTGTTTGCGGGATTTGGTTTTACGTTTCGCTTTTCGCTTCTTGAATTGGTTTCACCTTCGCCGACATCCCCGTCTGTCTCATCGATTTCTTCTTCTCTTGCTTTGGTTATTGACAAAACTGTTTTTGCTCTATTGATACTTTCATCCCACTTTGCGATTTCTTCTTCGAACTTCTTGACTGCTGCGTTCTCTTCATCTGTTAGGAATCTATCCTCTGCTTCGGCACGATTGATAATTCCCACTGCTTGCAAGCGCAGATCTTCGCGCTTTGCTCTCATCTTTTCTAATTTACTCATAGTGTTTGCTTCTCCTTTATTTCTTGAATTTTGCTTTCAGGCGGTCGAATTCCGCCTTTCTTTTTGTCTTCTCTTGCTTGTACTTGTTGTAACTATCCATTGCTCCTCTTACTCCCACATCAGTATCTAGGTATGCTGGGAATGTCACAGGGCTTACATCAAACAGTTTTACCTGCTCTAATGTCCTAACGTCTTCTTTACCCTCTACGCTCCATGTCTCTTTTTCCACTACAAAGCCAAAGCTCATCTGAGTAACGTCTCCACGTCTTATACTTTCTATTAAATCTCTTGCCCACTGTGTATCTGGCGGATGTATTCGCACTTTCAACCCTTTTGCTGTTTCCGTTAGCTCCAGTGTCCCAGCGCGGTTTCTCCCGAGCACATAGTTTACATCGTGATTCCATAGCGCTCTTATGTCGTCCTTTTCAAGACTTGCTTTGAATGCTCCCTTCTTAATGCGTTCTTTGAATGGAAACATAAAACCTAAGTCCTGGCTTAGACTATCAAAGATTGCTGCGTGCCCTTCTATTACAGATCCGCCACTTTCATCTTTTGCTTGAACTCTAAGCTCGGTGACGTCTGCGCATCTTTCTTCTCTTTTAACCATCTTTTTTACTTCCCTCCTTTGGCTTCCTTGCCCTTGTTGATTTCTTTTCCTCTTGTTCCTGCTTGTTTGTTGCAGGCACCATATTGCCATTTACCAAATAGATATCTCCATCTTCTATAGGATTCATGTCTTCAAGCTCTCTTATATCGTTTGCCGACAACCAACCGTTTTGTCTGCCGATTGCGTATCCTTGCATCCTGCTGTGATAATCTCCTCTAAGTAGTCCATCTACATTGAATTTTGCATAATATAAATGCCGCTCGTCCTTGCTTAATAAACACTTATATATCGCTTGTTCAAACCTAACTATCCATGGCCTTAATGTATGCTGCACGAACTCTATTGATTGATGTTCTATATTTGAAAATGTAGCCCTATCAAGGTCTGCTATCATATGTGGTGGAACTCTAAAGATCCTGCATATCTCTGACAATTGGAACTTTCTTGTTTCTAGAAACTGCGCCTCATCTGGCGGTATTCCGATTGAGTGATATTTTATCCCTTCCTCTAACACCGCTATTTTATGGCTGTTCCTGCTTCCTTGAAACTGTGCATTCCATGATGCTCTCAATCTCTCTGGATCTTTTACAACTCCAGGTGTTTCCAACACTCCTCCTGGCCTTGCCCCATTTGCAAAGAACTTTGATCCATATTCCTCTGTTGCAAAGGTTAAACCGATTGTTTGTTTAGCTTGCTGTATCGGCGATATCCCCCTTAACCCATCTAATGAAAATCCTATTACATGGAATATCTCATGTGCATCGAATTCTACCAGCTGCCCTGTTTCAGTTGTGTATCTATATATGAGTTTGCTGGTATTTGCATCTCTATAAACCTCCATTCTTTGTGGCTTCAAAAACCATAGCGCTGTTACGTGTCCGTTATGCCTTTCTATCCTTGCATATGCGTTCCCCCATAAGAGCAAAGAAGCCAAACACGCTTCTCGAAAGTTTAAGCTGGTTGTTTCTTCGTTTGCTAAGTCATGCAGCACTCCATACAAGGGATGATCTCTTGCTCTTGTTCTTATCCCGTTTGTCTCTTTTATTAAATGAAGTGGCAGGCTTGCTATACTTTCAGCTATTATTTTTACGCACGCATACACTGCTGTTACGCCAAGAGAGCTCTCCTCACTTATATGTACTCCTGCGTTTGTGTCTATGTCTGTTCCGTTTATGAAGTCCACAAGCTTTTGGTTTGAGTTATTATCAGCTGTGTTTCTTTTTTCTCGTCTTCCAAAAAGCCTCATCTTTCCTCCAATAAAAAACCGCACTTTTTATTGTGCGGCCTTCTCTTTTTCTTTATTTGTTTTGTTCTACTTTGTTTCTATTTCTAGTTCTATGCTCCACGCTCCCAGCTTTTTATATCCTTGTAGCTGTGTAAGGGTTATTAGTGCTTCCCTTACTTCCCTCCATGCACTGTTGCTTTCTGCTACTCCGAGTAATAGTTGGTCGTATCTTTCTTTTGATATCGGCAGTTCTACACAAGTTTCTGCTGCCTCATTATCATTTTTCCCACGTATCATTTTATAGGTTATATTTACTTTTCTAATTTCTCTTGCGCTCATTTTTGCACCTCCACTATATTGCGTTATCACTATCTATCAAGTTTACGTCTTGTCTTATTCTTGCTATTGCTTCTGCATACGAGTTGCTGTTTGTTACGTCTGTGTACAAGTTGTTATATTTTTCTATTAGCCTTCTGCGTCTCATTTCGCTTCTTACTTTTCCGAGTATTGCGTAGATGTTTCCGTCAGGCCCTCTACTTGCTATTGTGATCGTTATTTTGTTCATTTTATTACCTCCTGTTTTGGTAGGGACAAAGGTATCAGAAACAATCCACTAAGTCCAGACAAAAACCTATATTTTTCCAAAGATTTTTATAGAATTAATAACCCTCTATCATCATAGACGCTGCCTGTATTTGCGCCGTTTCTCAATGCCCTGTCAAGAGCCATAACAAGCGCCACTGCTCCATCAATTCGCTCTGTCGATTTCTCCTTGTCCATCTTTAAGTTGCCCGCTGGATCTGTCTTTACATATACGTTATCCATCATCCAACGAAGCACCGGATGACCGCCGTGCGCTATTCTTTTTTCTAGTGTTAGTTTGAATAGTTCTTTTGTCGGTGGACTCATATCTCGAAAGCCTTGCCCGAATGGAACTACGGTGAAACCCATTGCATCTAAGTTCTGGCTCATTTGTACTGCGCCCCACCTATCGTATGCTATTTCCTTTATTTCATACTCTTTGCCGAGCTCCTCGATGAAGTGTTCTATGTATCCATAATGCACAACATTTCCTTCTGTTGTCTGTATGTATCCCTGCTGCTCCCAAACATCGTACATTACATGATCTCTCATTACCCTTGTCATCAATGTTTCTTCTGGCAACCAAAAGTATGGCATTACGTGATACGGCTCATCCTCTGTTATCGGTGGGAACACTAACACAAATGCTGTCAAGTCTGTACTGCTTGATAAGTCTAGCCCTGCATAGCATTCTCTACCTTTTAGCGCTTCCATATCTACGGCCGCATTACACAAGTCCCATTTTTCCATTGGCATCCAGCGTGTTGATTGTTTTACCCATTCATTGAGCCTTAATTGCCTAAACAAGTTTTCTTCTGCGGGATTATCTAATGCCTGATTGAAACTAGCTCGAAGTCTATCCACCTGTATTGTCGTGCCTAAACTCGGGTTTGCTTTGTACCAATTCTTTTCGTCCTTCCAATCGTCGCCTTCGTCTAACCCATATATTGTTGGGTAGAATGTGCTGTCATTTTTTCTGCCGTCTAATATATCTTTTGCTTTTTGGTGAACTTCCCAACATATTGAGTTTCTATCTGTTCCTGCTGTACTTATTAAAAAATACAACGGCTGCCTTCTTGCATCTCCTGATCCGTGAAGCATTACGTCATATAACTTTCTGTTCGGTTGCGCATGCAGCTCGTCAAAGATAACTCCATGAACGTTTAGTCCGTGCTTTGTATAACTTTCTGCCGATAACACTTGGTAGAATGAATTTAGTGGTTTGTATATAAGTCGCTTTTGTGAGAGTACGGGTTTTATCCTAGCCTTCAGGCTTGGGCACTGTTCTACCATTTCCACCGCTACGTCAAACACAATACTTGCTTGTTGCCTGTCCGCTGCACATCCGTATACTTCTGCGCCATACTCATTATCTGCACATGTTAACAACAATGCTATCGCTGCAGCTAGTTCGCTTTTCCCCGATTTTTTGGGAACTTCCACGTACGCTGTATTGTATTGCCTACTACCATCTGCTTTTAGCGTGCCAAATATCTCTCTCACTATTTTTTCTTGCCACGGTAGAAGGTCAAAGTTTTTGCCGTACCATTCACCTTTTGTGTGTTTTAACTGGTTGATAAATAGTACTGCCTTATCTGCTGCCCTCCTTCCCGCTTGGCTTTGTCTTTTCTTCGCCACATCCTATTTGTCTCCCTTTATCAATTCTGTGTATTTTATCTCTTTTCCCTCTCTTATGAGAAAGACACCTTTATCCGTTCCTGCTTGGTTGATGTATCTTTTCACCGTTGCATCGCAATATTTTGGATCCAGTTCTATTAGATAGCATTTCCTATCTACTTGGTCTGCCGCTATCATTGTTGAGCCGCTTCCGCAAAAACCATCATATACAAGTTCTCCCATTCTGCTGCTATTGCAAATTAGTTCAGCGCACAGCTTTATCGGTTTCATCGTCGGATGCTCTGCGCTTCTTGCTGGCTTATCACAATGTATTACTGATTGCTTTTCCAATCCTAACATCTTTTCCAACATCTCAACTGCTTCTTTCTTACTTAGTTTAGATATATCTATCCTTGCATCCTCAAACACAGTTTGCTTTGTTCTGTCGTTTATAAAGTAATGCCCAGCTCCTTCTTTCCATCCATAAAGTATCGGCTCATGTATCCATTGATAGTCTTGCCGTCCTAGTGTGAAATGATTCTTGTACCAAACCAATGTTTGTGCATACTTAAATCCAGCTCCTTTCATTTCCTCTATGAAATTGACCGTCTCTTTTGTTGAGTGGAACACGTATGCTCCTGCACCCTCCTTTAATACTTCGCTTGCTGCTTTGTAATAATCGCTCAAAAATTTTTTGAACTCTGTATCGGTCATATTGTCGTTTGCAATATGGCTGTCTCCTCTTGATGTTGTTATTTGCTTGCTTTCCAAGCCTGCTCCGTAATCCACATTATATGGTGGATCTGTTACCATCAAATCTGCTTTTTCATCTCCAAATAACTTCTGCACGTCCTCAACCTTCGTGCTATCTCCACACAAAAGTTTGTGCTCTCCAAGTTTCCAAATGTCGCCAAGCTTAGTTAATGTGTGCCTTTCCGCCTCTTCAAGTGCTTTGTTTGCATCGAACTCATCCTCATGAGCGTTCTCAATCGCACCCTTCCCGAACAGTTCCGATGTCTCACTTGCGTCAAAACCTGTAAGAGTCAAGTCATAACCCATACCATCTAGGTCTTTTAGTAATGCTGTTAACAAATCCTCATCCCAGCTGCCACTTATTTTATTAAGTGCAATGTTTAATGCTTTCTCTTTTGCTTCATCTATATCTAACACTACACAATCGGCTTCTGTGTGTCCTAAATATTTAAGCACTTTTATTCTTTGATGGCCGCCGACAATGTTTTCTGTCCGCTTGTTCCATATAGCAGGCTCAACGTACCCGAACTCCTCAATGCTCCGCCTTAGTTTTTCGAATTCTGGGTCACCAGGTTTCAAGTCTTTTCTCGGGTTATATCCTGCTGCTTTTAATCTATCTATTTTTATTTTTTCTATTTTCACTTTATTTCTCCAATACTTATCATAAAAATAACCGCATTCGATTGATGCGGTTATTTGAATTTACTAACTTTATTTTTATACTACTTTTACATTATTCTTTCTAAATACTCCATGAGTCTTTGAGTTACTTTAGTTACAGAAATTACATGAACAAACCCTTTGTTTTCCCTGGTGAACTGCGAAACATTTAATCCTGAGGAGTCGTCATCAACTAGCTCATGAGTTTTTTTAATACCTTTATTATCTTTATTTATAGCATTAAAGTATATAACATCTGTATTAAAAACATTCATGTTTGCTAAATGATCCAACATTACTCTTTGTATAGTGTTGTCATAATCTGAAACATCAGCATATGCATCATCTTTTCCTTTGTTTGCGAGAATTTTAAAAAGTAACGCTAATTCTTCATCAAGCAATATTCTTAATGCAGAAATTATTACCATATCTTCGTAATCTATAAGTTCTCCTCTAAGGTGTTTAGCTGCAATTATACCCAACACAAGCCTGCTCTTGCTTGATTTTGAAAATATTGCGCTCTCTATTATCCCTGCAAGAATACTATCTGATTCTTGTTTTTCAAATCTCTTTAATATCCTTTCTTTGTCTTTCTCGCTTCCTTTTAAGTTTTTATCTATAGAAAGTATAAACTCGTCAAAATCTTTTGTTTTAGCATTTCTATAAATGGTAGAAAGGACATCCCTTACCTGCGAATAGCCGGGCAAAAACTCAAGAGACTTATCAACTATTTCTAGCATGTTTAATTTTATTCTTTGAAGAGAACGCTTTCTTTTTGACATAATTATTTCCTTAATATAAACATTACTTTTATTATAGTATTTTTTTGATTATAAGCCAAACAGCTCTGCCTTCTGACCTGTGAATTCTTCCCATCTTCTTACTGCTACATCACAATATTCCGGTGTAATCTCCATTGCTCTGCATTTTCTTCCTGTTTGCTCACAAGCTATTATCGTTGTCCCGCTTCCGCTAAAGGGCTCAAGTACTATCCGATCTTTGTCGCTGTGCATTTTAATGCACCTCCACGGCAACTCTACTGGAAACATTGCAGGGTGCGCTCTGTTTGCTCTAACTGTGTTTATCTCCCATATACCCGCGTATCCCCATTTCTTACGTTCTTCCCTTGTTAGGCGCTTTACAAACTTGTAGCTGTGCCCTGCGAACGCTGACACCCAAGCATATTCTTGGTCGTTATACTCTGGTTCACTGTTGCTTCCAAATGCTGTGATATATTCATACTGCTGTGCTGGCTTATTTGTAACAAGGTGGTATGCTCCTATGCCGAAGTTCATTCCCTGCTTTTTCCATATCCTTATCCATATCGGTCTAAAACCGCACTCTCTAAAGAAATTCACGGAATATACATTTGTTGGCTCTATGTATTGAGTGCCTGTGGTGTATAAATCTCCTAAGTTCCAGCACACAATATCTGCGCACTTTGTTATATTTTGGATAACAGGTTTTACCAAATCTAACCACGGCTCTATGCCTTTCTGTTCGTATGCTTTTCCTACTCCATACGGTGGTGAGGTCATTGCCATCTGTGCTCTTTCTTTGCCCATAAGGCGCGACATATCCTCCTTGCTTGTACTATCTCCGCACATCAATAAATGCTCGCCTAACCGCCAAATATCGCCACGCTTGGTGATTGCTCCCTTTGCTACAACGTCCTCATGAGCTGCGTCTACATCATAGTTATCATCAACCGCTTCTTTTGAATAAAACTCATTTAATAACTCATCAACCTCTGTTGCATCAAAGCCTGTCATTGTTACATCAAAGCTCTCTGCTTCAAGGTCTGATAACAATACCGCTAATTTGTCGTTGTCCCATGTTCCTTGTATTTTGTTTAAGGCTACGTTTAGTGCTTTCTCTCTTTGATCGTCCAAATCGACAACCACGCTGTCTATCTCAGTTTCGCCTAAATCTTTTAAAACCGTTAACCTTTGATGTCCGCCGACCACGTTGCCTGTACGACTGTTCCAAATAATTGGCTCGACATAACCGAATTCTTGTATACTTCTTTTTAACTTTTCATATTCCTTATCTCCTGCTTTTAGCTCAACACGCGGATTGTATTCTGCTGCCTTTAGCTTTGAAATATGTATTTTTTGTATATTCACTTTGCCTCCTTAATCAATAAAAAAAGCAAGCGGTTTTGTGCTTGCTCTTTGCGTTATATATTTGTTGTTTTTATCTTTCCTGCATTCTCTCTTTCGTATGCTCCAGCGCCTTTCTTAGATGAACAGTATCTAGTCCAATATCATAGTATCCTTCTTCTATTGTTTGTAAGTAATGTCTGCTTGGCATGCAAGGTAGTCCTGTGTTCATTAGGTATATCATTGCTTCTACCTTATTCCCATTGTGTTCTATCTCTATATTCTCTTTCCTGTATAGTGTCGGGTAACCCTCATACCTATCTAGTGCCTTTTCGCACCTCTCTGTTATTCTCCATATACCTACTGGCGCTGTTGCGCCTTCTACTTTTTCTAATGTAGCAACACCTCTGAAGGTTAGTTGCCAGCCGTCCAGCATTGCTGTTCCCACAGGCATTGCATCGGGGCACCGCATTGCCATTTGATTTAAGTTTAGGTTGCTTCCGTATGCTATGTATAATTTTTCTTTCATCTTTCTCTCCTCCATTATGCTGCCATCCTTCTGTTGTCTCTCCATGCTATGTCTCCGTCTAGGTTTGCTAGTAGGTGTAGCCTTGCTGTCTTGAACTCCTCTCCGTTTAGCCCTAGTCTTATCAGCCATGTTCTGAAGGTGAACTTTGGGTTTGTTGTCTCTGTCTTTCTTGCCGATGCGCAGCTTTGTGCTTTGGCTTGAGCGCTTATTGCTAGGCATAGTTGTATGTATGCTTTGATTTTGCCTGCGTGCGTTGTTGCATTGAAGCATCTGAACTCTACCGTTCCTTTTTGCCATACGCTGTGTAGGTTTAGTGCGTGGTATCTGCTGTGGTGATAGTGCTCTCTTGCTCCGTCCGCTCCATTGTACCATAGTTCGCGTACATCTTCCTCTGTTGTTACCCTTGTCCCATTTAGCCTTCTTATTAGGTTATCATCTACTTTTTTGCACCATCTTTCTGCTCTTTCCTGTCTTACCTCTAGCGATTGGAACAGCAGGTCTTCTTTGCTTGCCATGATGTTTACTATGTTCTTTAGGCTTCGTGCTGTGTGGCCGTTAGCGCCTATGTGTACGTGTATGCCTGTTGTTTCGTTTACCATCATCCCAGCTTTCCTTAGCTCTCTCACTATCTCTTGTACTGTCTCTATGTCTCCGTATCTGCATATTGGGCTGACTAGCTCTACTCTATAATCTGTCGTTGCTGTGCCGCCGCCTTTCTTCTGTGCCCTTACACTAGCGTCATTCATTAATTTCCACACTCTGCCTGTTTGGTCTTTGACCTCATATGTGCTGTATGCTCCGCCTCTGTAGTATTCGCTTGTTCCGAAGTATCTTGCTACGACTTTTGCAGCTTCGTATCTGGTTATTCCTGTCATTTCTATTTCGATTCCGAAGGTTTGGTTTCTCATTGTTTATCTCTCCTTTGCTTTTGGTAGGACAAACAATACCAGACAATCCGAACAATATCTAGGGAAAAACGCAAGATAAAAAAGAAAGATTTTAATCTATATTTTACCCGTTAATATCTGTTCCATTATGTCTTCATTATGACTTTTCCCAACGGGCACTTCGCAGTTTTCCTTCACTATTTGATATATTGATGCCCATAAAAGATTGGCTCTTTTTAAGAACTTTTCGCTCATTGAGACGTATGGACTTGCTATTGGCATGTTTGTTGTTGGGTGCTTTGCAAGCAGCCCAAATGTACTTATGCCTTCCTCGCACTGTATGTATCTTGCCACACTTGCTGCGTATTGCTCCACCTGTTCCTTTGTTATCAAATGGTCGCACCTTCGTTCTCTTATCCATTTCCACGTTGATTCGTATATGGCGCTTGCTGTGTTTGCGCGTTGCGTGTTCTTTGTCTCATCTTTTAACCATTCCGAAGGTGGCGGGATTTCCTCGCCTTTAATATCGCTAATCATTTCATTCGGTATGTATTTTAAGGGTCTATGCCCTGCGTTATTTTCTAATCTTTCCGCAAGTGGTTTTCTCTTGCGTCCAGCTCCTACTCTTGCTCCGCCGTGTGACATTCTTTTTCTCCTTTTTTATTAACTTGATTTCGCGGGAAACTACAAAAACAACTTGAATTCGCCCGTTTTTGACTTGATTTCCGCCCATAAAACTTGATTGTTTTCAAGTTTGTACTTGCTTTTTTCTTTAATATTTGCTTATTTTATTGCTTTTTCGCCTGTTTTTATGCGGATTTTCACCTGCCCTATACCCTTCTTGATTTCGCGACTTTCTTGCGTGGTGTTCCGCGCCGCTGTTTTTCCGAATACTTACAGAGATTTGACCTCCCCTACCTTCTACTTTGGGGTACTAAACAAGCCTTTTTATGTTTCTTGTTGTGACACGCTCTACATAGGCTTTGCAGGTTTTCTAAGTCGTACTTCTGCCCACCTTCTCGTATTGGGTATATGTGGTCTGCTATCTGTGCCGGTGTTATTCTCCCAGCCTTCAAGCACTCAGCACATAACGGCTCGCGTTTTATCTGTATTGCGGCCAGCTTTCGCCAAGCTTTACTATTGTAGAAGCGCTTACTGCCTTCGTCTCTTTTGTACATGTTGTAATCTTTGTTGACTTGCCTTTTATGCTTATCACAGTACATTCCTTCAGTTAATTCTGGACAGTTTGTATATGCACACGGTTTTTTTGGTTTTCTCGGCATTTGCTTCCCTCCTGTAAATTGGCAAACAAAAAGGAGCTATCGCTCCTTATTGACGCCTCTTGCATCTTCACCTAATCGGTATGACTTGAGTTATTGCTCCTTTTCTTTGCCGCCAGAGTTATTATCCTCTACTTCTATTATAACGCCAAATCGCTTCAATTCTACTTCACGTGGTGTGCAAAATGTGCAAACTTTTAGCTGTTTAACGCTTTACTTATATCTCCGGTAGAGCATTCATCCCTCTACTTCTATTATAACGCGTATTTGCTTCATTTTTGCTTCACGTAGTGTGCAAAGTGTGCAAACTTTTAATGGTTTAACAACAATTATATGTAAATGCCATTTCTTTTATCACTTTATCTATCCTATAATAGACTGCGCGTCTGGACATAAACACCTGCGAAGCTATTGTATCTATATCAACACGCTGGTAAAACCGCAAACGCATTATTGCGGAATCTATTCCCTCTAAGCTTTGTAAATATTTTTCAATCGCATTTATTTTTCTTGTAAGCCCTTCTTCCTGTGATGTTATAATAACCGCTTTGTAGAAATGCCATTTTTTTAGCAGCTTCTTTATCTCTGTTGTTGTCAAATTCACTTCGCACCTCCTCTATAACTTTCTCATAACTTGTCTTGTTTGTATTTCTTAATACCTTCCATACCCGGTAACGTATCACCCAGTCTTCCTCATCTGGAACATCTATTATCTTTGTGTTTAGCCACGACCTTATATGTCCTTCGTCTTCCAGTTCTTCTGACCAATCTTTTGCGAGACATACACCTCTTAGATCCCAGAACTGCATTACACCTAATTTCTCTCCCTTGTAAATGAATAGCTTTAAGCATTCAATATCATCGCCCTCATAGTCTGCTCGGAAGTAACCCCACCACGGCAATCTCCTTGACATATTTTGTATATATTCCTCAACATCAGCCTTAAACCTGCGTTTGTCAAACACAATGTCACCTAAACATTCTTTAATGTCTAGTGATGCTTCCGCCGTTATGTTGAGTTTATGTATTACTTCCGTTGTCATTTGCTTACTCCTCTCTGAATGCTTCGATTACCTGCTTTGCTTCATCTACGCTCCTAATGACAAGCGCATACCCGCCTGCCTCTATTATTTTCCTTATTGTCACTGCCTGTAACACCGTTGGCTTGTTGTTGCCCACCTTTACTTCAAATGCAATAAACCTTCCCCTGTAACAAATAATAATGTCGGGTATTCCTGCTGTACCGTACTGTCCGCCGTGTTCCTTCCAGTAAAAGCAATCATCTATTGTTTTTAGGTAGTTCTTAATTTTTGTTATGAGTTCGCTCTCTTTCATTTTCATTCCTCTCGCATGTATATACCTATATGTCATCATGTCATAATGTCACTAAGGTACATATTAGACATAAATGACATAATAATGCAGTCGCGTATATATTTTTATATATAGGGCTGGTGACGTTTGTGACATGTGACATTAGTGTATATATATAGGCAATTAACGTTAATCATCATAAATCGTCCCCTGATAGACAGGCGCATATCGTATTATCTTCTTAAAGGAATGCTTTCTTGCTGAGCCTGTCCGTGATACCTTGTGCTCAATGTCATCGCAGTGAAGGCGATAATCATATCGCGATATCTGTCTTCCAACCGCTTGTGTTGACTCCACAATTTGCTTCCCAGTAATGTCATACACTGCTTTCATAAGGTCTTGAGCCGAACCGCTCCAACCGCTAATCGGATTGCGCTTTACTAGTTCCTTTATCGTTTGAACATAGATATTAGATTCATATTCTTCTAGTTCACGCCTTGCTGCTATCTCTTCCACAGTCCCTTCTACTTCCCACTTGTATTTTGACTTATCAAATGCGACCACAAGTTCGCTTTGCTCTATGTCACGGCCTGTCGATGAGAATGTTGCCTTATCGTCATTTCTTTTCTTCTTGGATATAATGAGTATGGTGTCCGTTGCTCCCATAAGTGCGGTACTACCCGATATCATATTGAACACATCCGATTCATCAGCCATTTTCCTTAGGTGATGGACGAACAGTAAACATATCTTGTGCTTATCGGCAAACTCCTTAACCGCCGCCATTTGCCTATACTCATTACCGTAGAGAGTATCGTCTTTTGACATCTTCCCTCGTACCTTTTGCAAGGTGTCGATGATAACTAGCTTAATGTCTGGGAAGGCTCTTAATTCATCTTCTATCTTGCTTAATAACCCTGTTTCCAGCGTGTCCGCCTTTATTGCAAACCGAATACCTTCAGGTGCGTTCTTTCCTTTGAGGATCTTTTTTAGCCTGTCTTGCAACCTTGCTTTACCGTCTTCTAGCGCATAATACAGACTTCCACATTGCACTGTCTTAAAGTTTAGAAAGCTGTTACCTTCGGCGGCGGCTATGCATAGTTGTAACACCATCCACGACTTTCCGTACTTTGACGGCGCGCATAACATTGCCAGTCCCGTCGGTAAAAGGTTTTCAACTATCCATTCAACTGGCTCTATCGTTTCGTTTACTAGGTCGCAAGCAGCAAAGCTGTCTTTGTCTGTCGCATATCGTTTTCTTGCGTCTAGGGTGGCGGCTTTGATGTTTTGTTCAAGTTGTTTTGGGTCTTTCATCAGCAACTCATTCGGGTCTTTGCATTCACCAGCTATGTTGTAAGGTATAAACTTAATGTTTGATTCAAACAAATGGTTTGCTAAGTCTTGCTGCGCCTCTTGTCCCGGTTCATCGTTATCCATACACAATATAAATGTGCATCTTGGTTTCTTTGCCTTAATCGCCTTTGCAATCTTATTGACTCCGCTTGTCCCGCAGGTAGCTACCGCCACTTCGCCGCATTGCATTATGCTCATAGCGCAAATGGGGCTTTCAACAATGAACACTGTTCCCGCTCCCGTTAAAGCTTTTGCATTCCATAACGGTTCTGCTCCTGCAATTTCCGTTGGCGGTTTTCTAAATTCTTTACCGTCCGTCAACCTTGTTTGGTAGTATGTATGTTCCGACGAATAGGGAATAACAACGCATTGCTTTTTGGCATCATATCCTAACCCAAACTTTTTTATCGTTTCTTCGGTCAAGCCCCTTTTTGAAAAGTAATCTGTCTTGTAGGCATCTGCTATACAAGCCTTTATGTAGTCTTTAATGCCTTGCTTTGCTCCGACACTTGCTGTTTTTTGTGCCGTTTTTGCTCCGCCTGCCGCCTGCTTTACTTGACGCTTCCCGTCGCTCTGAGCCTCTCCAATGCCGTACATTTCCGCTATTTGCCTTGCTGCATCGACGGCGTCAACTCCTTTGAACTTTGCCACGAAGTCTATCGCATCTCCGCCTTCGCCACAGCCAAAGCACTTGAATATATTGTCCTCTCTCTTTATTGAAAACGATGGCGTCTTCTCTTGATGAAATGGGCATAGCGCTTTCCCGTGTCTGTCAAGGTGCACCCCGAAATGTTCCACCACTTCCTCTATGCGCGCTACCTCTTTAACCTTTTCAAATATGCTTTCATTCACTTGCGCTCCTCCATATCGTAGTCAAAATATCTAATTGGTATATTCAAATCTTGGGCAAGGTCAATCTCCGCTCTCATTCCTTCGCTTATGTATTCACCGAACACCCACAACTCTTTCACCTGCCACATTAGCTCCAAGCCATAGCGTATACCCGCTATTCTTTCTTCTTTATCATTCTCGTCTAAGAATTGTGTAAAATAGATGTGCGGTGCAATCGGAACGTATCCCTTATCAAATGCAAACCTGCAATACAGTCTAGCGTTCAATATGTTTCTTGATATCTTGCCCTTGAGCGGTGAACATATATATACTCGCTTGCTTGGTATCTTTCCCTTAGGTGCTATCTTGTCATAAGACTTTATCTCTATGTCTTTTTTAGTCATGCTCTCAACCTCCGTATGCTTAGCCTTTGGCGGCGGGTGTTACCCGCCACCTAAAGCATAAGTTTGTTATATCTCGTCGATTGGCTCTACTATTTCTACAACTTGGTTTGCAATAGCTTTGACCTGCTCTGATAGGTTGTTGATGACTGTTGCCTCATCGGGCGTTAATGTTCTATCTACTGACAGCACAGCTTGACTGTATGAGATGCCTCCTGCGTTCTGCGCTTTCTTTAGGCTAAACTTTGTAACTACGCTGTTTGACTTATTACCTTTTGATAATAGTCTTGTAATATATTTAGCAAAGTCATTGAGGCTGCAGGTCGGAATGCTCATTATGATGGGCAATGTTTCGCCTGCTCGAAGTATGTACAGCCTGCGTTTTTGCTTACACGCCTTGCCGCCGCTTTCCCCGCTGCCGAACTTGTTATATAGGCACTCACCACAGTTTTTTATCTCGCCTGTTTCCGCCTCTATTCCAATATGACCGTTGCTACTTGAACAATCAGGTGGTGTATTCCCGCCGGTATACTTCTCCCTGTAATACGTGTGCACAGGGTGATGATACAGAATTACCGCTTTGAACTCTTTGACCATATCTGGATTGTCAGGATTGTCGCTTGGAACTTCGTACGCGAGCCCGCCGCCAGCAGGTATCTTTATTCTGTCGAAGCTAAGCGATAGCCCCTCCATCTCTTCTGCCACCAGTTCGGCAAGGTTTACGCTATTTGCTCCGTACTCTAAAACAGAGGTTTGGGTTACTTGTGCCAATTCTTTGGTTGTCTTTTTCGCTGTTTTGTTTTCCATTTTCTCTTTTCTCCTTTTTTATACTTTCCGCCCTCTGCGGATTTGTATTGTGGTTTTTTCTGCTATCTTGATTAGACCTTCAAGCCATTCCGGCAGTTCTCCGTCATTATTTTCTTTTAGGTCTTTTACCGTTGCCGATAGCGTGTTACTGTTTATCGTGAACAAGTCCTCAAAGCCTTGCTCTTTCATAACCTTATATAGCTCTTGCTTTCTTTCCGGCTCTGCCGCGTGGTATTCTTTAATCACAAGCGTGAAGTTAAACCCTTTATGATTAAATCCTGTGCTTTCATTGTCTATGAGGTCTTGTATAAGCTCACCTTGTACGCTATCTATCTCTGCATTTATGCCCTTGACCTCTGCTTCCAGCATTTGTTTTCTGTCGCGTAGTTCTTTCAAAAACTCCGCTAATCTAAACCTTCTATTCTCGTCCATTTCTATTCTCCTGTTAATTTTTTATAATCATCGACGATTAGCTTTGCTACGTCGCCTTTGTGTTTTAATGCTTCCATCACTCTTTCATCGACTGTGTTCTTTGCTACAAGGTGTATGTATAAGCATTTTTTTGTTTGTCCTATACGATGTATCCTTGCCCTGCTTTGTTCGTAGTTCGCGTATGAGAAGTCTAAGCTGTAGAATATAGCTACACTCGCCGCCGTTAAGGTTAAGCCCATTCCCGTTGTTTGAAGTTGTCCAACAAATACCTTGACATTGCTGTCTTTCTGAAAACGCTCTACCTGCACAGATCTATCCTTAATGCCGCCGTGTATGACACTGTATTCTGTCTTGCGTTTTTTCAGCATTTTTTCTATCGCCTCTATTTCAGGAATAAACCTAGCAAACACCACAGCTTTCTTTCCCTGCTCCTCACACTCGTCAAGTAGGTCTGCTAATGCGTCAAGCTTTGCCCTGCTTACCTCTTGCACTATTCCGCCCACGTCGTCTCGTATAAACCCGCCGGTACATTGACTTAACCTTAGTAACCTTGTTAGTACATTCCTTGTTGTTACTTCGCCTTGTATTAGCTCCGCGTAGCTGTCCTTGTCTATGCTTTCGTATATCTGCCTGGCATTCTTTTCAAGCTCAATACTTCGTATCTCGTCTATCTTGTCAGGCAGTTCCACCGCATCTTCCAGCTTTATCCTATATGCAATGCTATGTGCTTTTTCGACTAGCTCCGCCATATTCTTGTAGCCAATAATCTGGTGATTGCCGTATCCGCCTATAATTGCATACCTTGCCCTAAACCTATAAAAGCTAAGCCCGAATATGCTGTCATCTAAAAACTTGTATTGACTGAAGAAGTCTAGCGGACTATTTGTTATCGGTGTTCCAGTAAGAATTGCTTTATACTTTGCTTGCTTACCCAGATTATGAAGCGCCTTAGCCTGCTTGGCTTGTGGGTTCTTTATCTTAGAGCTTTCATCACACACTATCATGTCCGGTCTCCACTTCTGTATTTCTTGCTCCAGCCGCCATGCGCTTTCGTAGTTGACGACAACCACTTGCAATCCTGTTCCTGCCGTATGCCTTAGCGTGTCAGCTTTCTTAAGACTGTTGCCTTCAAGCGCCGCTAGTGTGTAGTCAAAGCCAGCGAACTTTTTGAACTCGTCTCTCCAAACGCTAACTATGCTTTTGGGACAAACTACCAGCATTCTCTTTACTTCTTGTCGTTGATATAATGCTCCGGCTATCCCTATGGTTATGAGAGTTTTCCCTGTGCCCACCGTTACATATCCGCAAGTATGGCTACGCCTTTATGCCCCTTGCTAAATGTCATTTTTGCACCACCTCCTTTGCGTCTTTATCGCTTGTAATTCCATATATCCTCATTGCGAAGTTAAATGCTTCTATCTGGTGTGCATAGGGCGCTGCTCTTATCGGCATTCCGATAACAAGCTTGCTGTTGTTATCTTGAATGGTGCTTGACTTTACAGCCTTCCTTAGCTCGTCATCTACCTCAGCGCCCAACAGTAGCAACAACCCTATGTTCTTATCGGTAAGTGGTATGTACCAGGCTTTTTCTTCCGGGTCATAGCGTCTCCCTGCTATCTCCTTTATGCTTTCGCGGTAGAGATAACTTTCTGTTATCATTATTTCGCCGCCTATCTTTTTAGCTTTCATTTTTCCCTCCCTGTTGGCAATGCGAAGGTTTTTAGTATTTCCTCCATAGTCTTGCAGTCTATTCCTACTAAAGACTCTTTCAACTTCTGCAACAATGCTTCTTGGCTTGGTTTCAAATACTTGCGACCTATGTAATATCCCTCTACTACATGCACTCCGCCGCCATTGCCTTGCGTTGTATATACTGGATAAGTCAGAATGAGAGCTTCTATGTCATATTTAATTGTTCTAACGCTGACGTTGAACTCATTTGCTAAATTCTCAACGCTGTCATGTCTTCTTTCGCACAATGCTTCAAGAATAGCCATTCTACGCTCAGTAGCTCTCATTCTTTCTCACCTCCTTTGCCCTTGATGGCTTTAGTTTAGAAAACAAACGTGCAAGGTTTTTGCACCTTTGAAAATTTATTTAAATTATTTTTCGAGCATTTTTTTCACAAAAAAAGAGCCTACCAAACAGAATCAATCCCTTTCGAGATGTTCTATTTGCTAGGCTCTTAACGATTCTCCGTCGAGTTCAGCTCTCTTCAACAAATGTTATCATGCGCCGTTTCGTGCGGCTCATGACCTATTTACTTATTGTTTAATTTCTTTTAACTATTTTTTTGTTTTGTCCTTCCTTTTGCCGTCTGCACAAACTCCTTATTGATAGTAACCACTACTTCTTCATGGCACTTTGGGCACATCATTTCTACCCGTGTTCCTTCGGCTCCTTTTAATAATTTATATCCGCATAATGGACATACTGCAAAATACTTTACCACTTTGCTCTCTCCCTTCTCAATATCTATAATCTCCATTACTCCTTCCGTGTTCTTTTCTCTTTTATAATCTTACAGCCTGTGCAACACATTATCGACAACACCCAATATTCTGCATTCTTTGACAACGATATCAGGATAAAGCCTATTACCATTTTTGTCGGTGCTACTATTTGCCGCTCTTAAAATAACCTTATCTTTTCTTGGTAAAAAAATCTTTGCTGTAGCGTCTTCATCAATTAAAGCTATAACTATTTGCCCAGCTTCGGCAGTTTCTTGTTTTCTAACAAACAATACGTCTCCATCAACGATTCCCTTCTCTATCATGCTGCTTCCTTTTGCTCTCAGCATAAATCTTTCACCTTTACCGAAGAAATCAACAGGCAATGGGAAGTTACCTTCAATATTCTCAATTGCTGTTATGGGTGCACCGCAAGCAACAGAGCCAACAAGAGGAATCGTTACCGTTTCACCTTTTAATAGATTTTCATCTATTGCTACACTGCCTCTTTCATCTTTTTTTATCATTCCACGGTCTTTTAACACTTTAATATATCTATACACCGTTCCAATATTAGAAAATTTACAATGATGCATTATTTGTCTGTAAGTAGGGGATTTTCCTTGATCCGCTTGATAGCGTGTTATGAACTCAAATACCCTATTTAACTTATCTTCGTCGTACAGTTTCATCAAATATTCTCCTTTACGCAACTTTAAGTTTCGTTATAAGTATAGAACATTTGTTTGCGTATGTCAACTCATTAATAGCATAAAAAATAGAGGGTGTACTAATTAAGAGACAGTATTGCATAAATGAAAAAGGAACTGCTTTTCACAGTTCCTAATTTTTTAATTTGATTGTACTATAATGCCTTCTATTGATCTACTATATCGCGCATCGGCACCTGCATTACCGTCGTCAAAGCCTCGGGGCAATATTCTTGCAAAAAATCCGTTGCCTCTTGTTCGTATTCCTCCCGCCGAATGACGGGCACAAAGCTATTCGTTGCAGCGTATTGTAATTTTTGCTTTTGTGACGAGGAAAAAACCTCAATGTCTATGACTTTGAAAAAGTCGAGTTTATCCGTTACCCGCATTTGACAACGTACAAGAAACCAATCCGAGCAGCCCTCGTCCTCCCAATCGTTCCACTTGTTGCCATGCATTACGAACGTCGCCTCAATGCCCGCGTCAAAGGTTATCTCGTCGCCCTTTATAACCACGTTATGTGCAAATTTAAAGTAAACTTCGGTTTCGTCCGCATCAAAGAATCCGCCCTCAATGCACGGGATACTGCTTTTGTGCCCAAAAGCGTATGTATTTATGGCTTTAACAATCTTGTCGTAACTGTTAGAGTCCGCCATAATAAACTCACCGAGTTAGCTTCTTTTTTGTGCACTCAAAACGTTTTGCCTCCTACGTCACTGTCCCGTTCTTTATGTGGTATGCCTTGCCGTTCGCCTTGAAAATCTCTAATACTTTCATGGACGTCCCAAGCCCACCATCTTTATAAACTCCCGCGTTGCACATACAGTCTATAAAGTTAAGTGTCGCGATATTGTCCCTTGTCGCCATTACGTAAAGCCATTGTTGAACGTATGCGGAAACGTACTCGATTTTGTAAGAAGTCTGTTGTTTCTTATCGTCGAGTAATTACTCGTATTTTGTAGTTATGTTTTTTATTCCCTGTACGCTCACTTTTCCTCTATTATATTACTTTCATTATGTCGAGTAGCTCTTGGTAGTTCGTCACATCGTGGTATTTGACTTTGCTTGTTGAAATCTCATTGAACAGTTTCCTCGCGCACTTTATCTTTGCTGCCTCAATCGGTCGTTGCTGCAAACTTTCAAGCGTTCCTTTTGTTTCTGCTACAAAGTATATGTGCTTAACCGTGCCCTCGTAAAAAGCGATTGGAGCTATACTATAAAAGTAGACACGAAAAAGGAAAGCGTGTAAAATAAAGTAGACACACAAAAGGAGAAAGAAATGACAAAAAATGTATACATGATATGCCCCCGTTTTTTGGTCCAGTTTTAATGTTAGTAAATAGTATATATTCTTCTGCTTCTCTCTCAGCTAGCTGAGAGAGAAATTTGCTTGATTAGTGTGGTCTGTGGCGCAGGAGGTTTGCCGCCAAGACTGCTGTGTGGTCTAAATGTATTATAATGGTCTTTCCATCTGCTTGTCAATACAGTTGCTTCATATAGGTTTCCAAATAGCTCTCCGTTAAGAAACTCCGCTCTCATTCTGGCATTAAAGCTTTCTATATATCCATTTTCCCAAGGGCTGCCTGGCTCTATAAATGTTGTTTGTATACCAACCTCATCAAGCCATTTTATTAATGCTTTTGCAGTAAACTCAGCTCCATTATCGCTTCTTAAATACTCAGGAATACCGTTGATTATTATTAGATTTGCTAAAACCTCTATGACATCATTGTTTCGCCAACTTCTTCTTGGTATGGATGCCAAACATTCATGAGTACTTTCATCAATTATATTTAGTATTCTTAATTTCTTTCCGTCCGTGGTTTTATCTTCTAAAAAATCATAGCTCCAAACATGGTTTTTATACAATGCTCTCAATCGTATACAACTTCCATCAGATAGCCACAATCTTCGTCTTTTTATTTGCTTTTTAGGCACTTTTAGTCCTTCTTCACGCCAAATTCTTTCCACCTTTTTGTGGTTAATATGCTCTCCTTGATTCCGTAACATTTGTGTTACCATACGATAACCGACTCTTCCGAAATTACAAGCATGATATATTATCTTTGATCTGATTTCATCCTCATCATCTTTTTTAATAGGTTCATACCTAACAGCGGTTCTATTTACTCTTAATACCCTGCAAGCCCGCCTTTGCGATATATCATATTTTTCTATAGCGTAAAGAACGGCCGCATGACGCTTAACAGGGCTTAGAAGTTTTTTGAGTTTACATCTTTTAATATTGCGTTGTCAAGACTTAATTCAGCCACAAGCTGCTTTAGCCTTGTATTTTCCTTTTCAAGCTGCTTTAACCTCTTGGCCTCGCTAGCAGTCATAGCCCCATATTCTTTTCTCCAGCGATAATATGTCTGTTCGGTGATATCGCTTTGTCTTGCAGCTTCTGCTACGCTTTTGCCTTGTCCACAAAGCACCTCAATCTGTCTGAGCTTAACTATTATTTGCTCTGTTGTGTAGTTCTTTCTTGCCATCTTTTTATCTCCTTGTTAGTGTATTATATCATATATTTACTAACATTCCCGATGGTACAATTTTTGGGGGCAAGACCAGTGCATCAATCAACATATTACGTGTGGCACTAGCGTCACTTGTGATCAAATATTCAATAATATTGCCTTTTAGGTTAACATTTTCAATAAAAGCGGCAATTGCAATCTCGTTTTTTACAATATTCACACGTTCTTGTAATTGATGATCCAATTCAGAAAAATATTGCGAATTCAAAAAAGCTTCAGCCCTAAATGGTGCATTTTCTATATTATATAGTTGTTTTACAGATGGCATAAATTTATGACCATGAGCGACAATATTGTTTGTTGCCTCAACAAGACGTTCTAAATTTTCCTCAAAAGTATACTCTTGGTGAATAGCAAATAATTGCACAAAATTTTCGGGGGTATTTTCAATATCTGCTACCGTTCTTAATATATCCGAGCCATTAAAGCTTCCTTTTATATTATTAGTACGTAGTTGTTGAGAAGAATGGCTTATTTTTTTTAAGCAAGTAGAGTTACACAGTAACAAATAGTTTTCTTGAGGCATGACTACACATACTATAACAGGTCTGTTATCATATTTTTGCAATGCAGATAATGATAATACCGTGTTGCTAAAGTTTTTACTATTCGCTTGGCTGAATCTAATAGCATAATCTGTGCAATAATAAATCTTGCGGTCAAGTGTTAGCCCAAACTTATCTTTTACCCTATTAGCAAGCACGGATTTATCCGCGATTCCGTTGTAACTTTCAATAAAACATAAAAGCGCACGTAAATTTGAATAATTTATCATGGTCAGTTCTTCTTATTCTGCTTCAATTGTTCAGATAAAGTGTTTCTTTCCCAAAAAACACCATTTGTATAGCCCTGTATTGTTTTATCACTTGTTGCTAAATCCAAACGATATTCTGCCCACGAGCAATATAATGGACTTTGTTCAATCCCAATATAATGTCTGTCAAGTTTTTTTGCAACAACGGATGTTGTTCCCGAGCCTAAAAATGGGTCTAACACCACGTCTCCTTTATTACTGCTAGCCAAAATTAGTTTTGCAATTAGTTTTTCAGGTTTTTGCGCTGGGTGTGCTGTGTTTTCCGGCATAGACCAATATGGGATGGTTATATCATCCCAAAAATTAGACGGGAATGTATTTATAAAGTTTCCCGCCCCCGTTTCTTCCCAATCTTTTGGTTTTCCATCAACTTTATAAGGGGCTATCACTTTACGCCTAGACATAACAGACTCCACATTGAATGTGTAGGATTTTGATACTGTTGCAAACCAAATATCTTCCATGGCATTCTTCCAATTTTTCTTTGCACCACGGCCTTTTTCTCTTTGCCAAGTAATGCGATTAACTACATTGAAGTACTGATTTAGCACGCTCCCTATAATAATACTAGATTTCCAATCACAACAAACATATATTGAAGCTGTAGGTTTTAATAATGGAAGAACTTTTTCTATCCAAGAACAAGTATAGTGAGCGTAAGCTGTTTCACTTATTTTTGTAAACTTAATGCCGTGAAAGTTTTTATCAAGATTATAGCACGGGTCAACAATTAACAAATCTACCGATTCGGGTGGAAGCTTGTCTAACACCTGGAAAGAGTCACCAAGTATAGTTTTATCAAGAATTTCTGGCAATGTAATATTTTTTGATACGGTAAAACACCTGTCAAGATATTTCTGACCTTCTTCTATACTAAAATCAATAGTCTTATTTCTATTTGCTTTCATATAATACTCCAAAAACAGTTATTTATTGTAGCATAAATCGGTTAGAATATGCCGCGGAGAGTTGCTCCTGATCTGTGCTCTTACTTTTATCAATTTATCCTTAAACTCCAAGACTTGCTCCTTGTAACTTTTTTTAACATATTATATCATTCTTTTATAGATTTATCAAGCTTAAGCATAGCAACACCATAATACATTATAGAACTATTTCCCTCACCGTCAACCCACAATTATATGTTATCTCTATCTCTTTTTGAGATATAGTCTTTACAAGAGTTCAAATCCCTTATTGTCCTACGACAAGAAAGTTACTTATCGTTCCCGACAGGCACATTGCAAAAAAAAATCGCTCTATGAGCGGTTTTTTATTGTGTTTTGACAAAATTATAAGGGACTCGAACCCTGAGAGGGCGCATACGGAAATAAGGATTTGCCTAAATGGCAAGTCCGCCGTATGCGTGCGAGAGGCTATGCCTCGAAGCGGCTGGATTGCCCTTTAGGGCAAGACAGAGTCCCTTATTGCCCACCAAAGCCTCCGTCTACGACCAAACGAAAAATGGCGGAGCCATTTTTGTCGGACTCAATAAGGAGTCCTCGGCAAAAAGCGTCGTTTTTGCCTGCGGTGAATAAAAATTCAAAATGCGTGAGTGCGGATTTGAGTTTGAATAGCCTTACCAATAAAACTAATCTAGCAAGTTATTTGCTAGGCTCTAGGCAGCAAAAAAGAGCTAACTCTTTACGTCAGCTCTTTTTTGAGCTTAGTCTAACCTATATACTTAGTGCTAGCGTAGTATAATTCTTTTCTTTGCCTTTTTTTGAGATGGTAAAGATATCATAAAGGTAAATGATGCCAAATCCGCCAAATGTGAATAGCTTTAATACTCCCATTCCAACACTGTTAACCATAAATCTATCTATACCGAATATGCCTAGAAAGATAGAAACTAGCAGGATTGCCACAGGATTTTTCATCTTTACCGTCATTAACTCATCAAACCTCTCATCAGGAACGGCTTTTAGTTTTGACTTAATAACATTTAGTTTTTCTTCAGTTAATTTGCCTTGATATTGTCTTAAAATCTGACTTATTTTGTTGTCCTCCATAATTGTACCTTCCTTTACAAAATTATTTATAAGCATATTATATAGGACTTTTTCCTATAAGTCAAGCTTAAAATAGAATTTTTTCCTATAATTTAGATATGGAAGTAAAAAACATAAAAACCATTGTAGGAAATAACCTTAAGTATGCACGCAAGCAAAAAGAGTTACAAAAAGAAGTTGCTGCACTTTTGCGTAAGTATCAGCCTGATTATAGCCAGTATCAGACTGGCGCTATAGAATTGGATTATGAGAAAATTGTGTATCTCTGCAAGCTTTTTGACATAACTCCCAATGAGCTTTTTGAAGGCTTGTTTGATTAGGTTTTGAGAATAAAAATCATCATACTAATCGATATGTTCTTACACAAAGAAGAAAGCACCCATGGGGTGTTTTTTTCATTGTCTCATAAATATAAATGGGATTTGAACGGGCGGAATAAGAAAAAACGCCTTCCATATAATTATTAAAATTCTTTTTAATTCTTAAACTATTATTTCGAACAGTTCAAATAATATCGCTATGTTATCTCTTAAATGCTTTGTTGACTCTTTCTTTTTTTTCTTACTAGCCAAGCTACAAACAATCCAGCTAAAATCGCCAACCATAACACGCCTGAATACCATTTCAGACAGGTGACAACACCCATAAACTTTGCATAGCCTACTTCTGTTGGGTACGCTCTTATGAGTAGGTCAATTGATATGTTTTCTATAAAGTCAAAAATTGCAGGCACTGCGGGTATGATAAATGCAAACTTTTTGTTCTTTTTGTTAAGTAATGGATATGTAAGTATCACCATTAACAAGAAATAAGATATGACAAAAAAGTTGTCTACTATATGGAATATTGAATAATCCTTGATGTCTTGCTCTGTCATCAGGCTCACAGTGTCATAGAAGTACTCACCGCTATAGTATGTCAAATGCACATCAAACTCCGACCGTCCCTCCACGCTTGTCTTCGATAAACCTACGAATTGCATGCTTATTATCATTGCGATAAAAAACACGCTAACTAATACAACAATAATAATTCTTTTTTGTTTATGGTTTATTTTCATAATTATCCTCTTTTTCAATTAAGGGCATCTTTCGATGCCCTTAGTTGTTTTTATTATCTTATTGAAAACTTTGATTTGACCTTTTGGAAACTTCTTTTTATTTTTCGTCCCGTTCTTTTTATTGATTTTGCGTAGGTTATCTCCAATGGCTTTATGAATAAATATGTCAAATGTGAAGGCGCAAATTCAAAACCTCACTATCTTTCTATTTAGTATTTGTAGTAAAATCAAGTAGGATATTTGAAATTGCAACGTGTTATGAAGTTCATACTCTTGGGGCAGTCCAGTCATCAAGACACACAGAAAAGGAGCGTACAATCTCATCCCTATCGTGTGTCTTTTTCATTGCCTTTCGCTTGATTTTGCTTATTTTCAGCTACCTTCTCAAAAACTTTTAAGAAATATTACTTATCGTTCGTTGTCCCTGCCATCAGTTAGGGACTTGTTCCCCCTCCCAAGCTAACGAACAATATCGCTTTTTAGGGTACCCCTAACGAACGAAAAGGCTGTTTTTCCTTTCGTCGCTTTTTGCAAAAGACAAGAAAACAGCCTAACTTACGAATAAATTTCATTTACAAAAAATAATAATGAAAGAACTTACTACACCGTCCGCTTCCAAACAAATGCATCGCATCTATCTTAAATTGTTGCTATTTAATTAGTTTCATTTGTCTTGTTAAATAAGACTATCCTTTCCACATTCCCCAATCTATTCTTATAATAATTGCTTAGTTTAAATGCTTGAGTTCTTGCTTTATCAATATAGTTCATTAAATCTTGAATTAATGCTCCAAATGGTGACTCAGTGCTTACAGAGACGATGGCATTTGGTTTTTCTCCCCATAATTTGATATCAGTCTGCATCTGTAATGCTTTATAAAAGATAGGCTTGTTTACTGAATATATCGCATTAGGGCAATACTCTATTTTCCCTACAAATTCATCAATTAATGTATGCATTATCGTCTCATCTGCAATTAGATTGCTGTTTGCAAAAATAAATGTGAATATTGAATCAAATGGTTTATTTATAGGATCAAATACTTCATCTGTTATTGTTTTAACAGGTCCTATGTATCCCGTCATAATAAAAGAATTCAGGCATTTTCGCCAGTTCATATCGTCACTAATTTTTCTATTTAACTCCTTAATTATGGATAGTTTTTTTAACGAAGTTTTTAATTCCTCTATATTTAGTGTGCTTTTTATCTCACCAACAGCAATTACACCCTCGCATGGATAATATGTGAAGTCGGTATTTCCATCACTTACAAGCGTAGGAATAATATTTTTCTCATATAAAATAATATCACATTGTTTAGAAGTTTTACCAAAACAATCAATAACTTTTCCTCTACCAACACCAACACCATTAGGTAAAAGTGCTTCTAACTGTTTTGTAAGTTGTATCTCTTTTGTCCTACCTATTTCATCTGGATGTGTTCCTTGTTTAGATGACCTGCTAAAAACTCTAACTAAGTCTTCTGAAAGATTATTAATAAAGCTTTTTATATCAAATTCTACTTGCAT